GTATTACTTCAAAATGTTTTATTATAGTAAATATACATTTTGAAGTAAATTATAGGAAAACGTATTACTTCAAAATGTTTTATTATAGTAAATATACATTTTGAAGTAAATTATAGAAATATAGAAAACATTTTGAAGTAAATAATTTACTTGTTTTTAGTGAGTTTTAAACTCATCAATTATAAAAATTACCATAATAAATGAAGACTCAAATTATTTGGTGAGTATTCATCGTCTCTCCAATTGCCCTTTATATTATACATCCTCATCCAATAATTCATTATCCTGTTCATATCTTTATGAGATGTCGCATCTTGATATCTAATATCTCCAAAATGCCGCCATTTCTCATTATCATCAAGAATCATATATTTTTTATATTTTCTTGTTGATACAAATACAGGTTTTTTATATAGTTCTAATGCTCGTTTATTTACTTCTTCCGGGTCGCTTACTTTTAATAACTGTGTATATTTTTCCATTTAATTATATTATACATTTTTTTTTCCTCTTTTTTTTGTTTCTTTAATAGGCATTATTATATCTACAGGTGGCCCGACTTGGACTGTTGTTGGTTTAATTAATTTCTGGTTCATTTCTTCGATGGTAAAGCCTAATAAATTCTTAATAGTTTTATTAATATTTTCTAAATCAGTATTATCTTTCTTTGGTTGTTTTTCTTCTTTTTCTTTCTTTGGTTCATTCTTTCTTGCTTCTCGTTGTATTCTCCTCTTTTCTTTCGTTGCTGCAATCTTGTCTGGGTCTGTTTCCTTTACTCTTGGTTTAATAGTTTTAATAACGATTTTAAAATTTTCCATTTTTATATATAATCTATATTTAGATTATTTTTTAAATATTTTTTTTAATTATAATTTCTATTTAATTCTTCGTTATCTGCTAGTTGCACTTTTAAACCATATTTAATTAAATTATTTCTTCGTATTTCTGCCTCTTCATCTTGTTTCTTTTTAATTAAAATATGTATTTCGTTCTTCTCATCATATTTTTTACTAATTGTTTCATTAAGAATATATTTTTTATCATCTAATTTAATTATATCATTATCCAAATCAAAATATTTTAATGTTAATTCTTGTAAAGAATAATTTTTATATTTCTCACTCATATAATTTATATTATATTTTTTTTTTATTTAAATAATCAAATATTTCATTAATTTTAGTTTCTTCATTTGATTTAAAAGGCGGTAGATTCTTTTTACCTTTAATTTTTTGTTTTAATTTGATTTGTTCTTTTAAATTCTTTGAATCGATTTCAGATATAGTTAATGGTGTTTTATTATTTATTCTTATAGTTGGTCTATATACTGGGTAATCTTTATTTCCAATATCTTTCCATTCCTCAAGAAACCATCTTTTTAAATCTTTAGATTCATTTGAATCAGTATAAGTGCCTCCTAGCTGTTTATAAGTTTTTACAATAAACCCGCTTTTATATGCACTTGGCTTTTTATATATTTCATCTGCATATGCTTTTACTTCATTATATAATTTTTGATTGTTAATCATATATTATATATAACATTTTAAATTTCATTAATATTATTTCTTAAAATATTATAACTTAATTTAGGCGAGTTATCTTCATCACTACTAATTGTTGAATCAGTAGATTTTAATGATAATAAACTGCCTTTATCGTCTTTAAAATATTCATTAATAGTTAATAAATCTTTACTAATATTTTTATATAATATGCTGCTTTGTTCTGTTAGTTTAGAATATTCAGAGAATGATTCTTCTAAAAATATTTTTGGATCTCCTTGCTTTAATACTAATTGTTTATAGATATTAATACTTAAAATATAATATGATTTGCTCAACTGTATTTCATCATTAATATTATTTGAAAGATTCAAATATAATTTAATACTACTTAATATAGCGATTACCATACTAATTGACGTAGTAATAATAATATTATAGTATGTTTCAATTACGTTTAATGATGTAAATGATGAACTAAATACACTAAATACAATAATAGGTATATCAAAATAACGAGAGCAAGAATTATAATATATGTATCTTGCGATATGTTTTTTATTTAATGCTACTGAGTTAACTCTTATTCGTTGTAATATATTAATAATGTCATTATTCCAACCATCCATATTTATATTATTATAGGTTATATAATAATATAAATAATATTTAAACACTGATAATATTAATTTTAATTGATTCAATATTTGAAATAGGAACTGTTGGTGAAAATGTATAAAAAAACACATTAAATTGTCCAGTAAAAATTGCGGGGCATCCATCACTTCTACCACTTTCTAATATTTGTTCTACTCCTTCATTTAAATAATTATATTTTGCGTAAAATACTTGGTCATTTGATATTACTACTATAGATTCAATTTTATAATTTTCAAAAGGAATATCCCAATAAAAAATATTATCTTTTCTAATTGCGTTTGAGATATTAAGTTCCATTATATATTATATAATATAAAATAAAAATTATATATTTTATTTAGGAAATACGGGTAATTGATAAAGTTAAGTATAAACTAAACTGATTTAATCCACCTATTGTTGCTGTTCCGAATACTATAGTTAATCCAATCTGATTCCCAGTTGAGGCAGTAATATCAATTACTACTGTTTCTTGTAGTGTATTTCTAGTAGTGTTATTTGGTCTAAATGTAGATGCTTCAAAATTATTGCCAAAAGGATAATCTGTTAAAGTGAGAGTTTGGTTTAGTGTAAGTGGTTGTGGAAAAGATGGAACAGTATTATTATTATAAACAGTCCTCATATCAACAGTTGTTGATGCTATATTATTATTCAATGATAATAAACCAAGCACTATATAACGACCAGTTGGAATATTGTTAATAAAGGCATATACCTGTTTTGTTGTTCCTGTTGTTGTAAAAAATCCATTACCATTTCCAGTATTTGTATAAACTTCTTTTCCTCCAATTTGATTTAATCCCGCTAGACCAACGGCGGGTAAAATAGAAGAATATAACGGTGTAATAGGTTGATTAATTCTTGGATTTGTTAAATTAACTTGTGTGCCTAAAATATTAGTAATTGCGCCTACTGATGTATTACCAATTGTAATTAATCCAGTGTTTGTTGATGAATTTATATTAACAACTCCATCTATATTTACCGTTGCCCCTCGAATTGCGCTTGTTCCAGACCCAGATGTTCCAATTGTTGTTGTTCCACCTCCAGACGTATTAATTTCTGTTGTTCCTCTAATACTTGTAACTGAACCCGCTATTCCAATAGTTGTATTTGAAAAACCACCTGTTCCAGACGTATTAATATTTACTCCTCCGCGCATATTTATAGTTGAACTTTGAACACCTATTGTTGTGGTTGTTGTTCCTGAAGTATTAATATTAGTTATTCCATTAATATTTGTTGTTGTTGTTCCTGATGTTGCATTACCTATATTAATTTGTCCAGTTTGTCCACTTCCATTATTTATTTGTGTATTTCCTACGCTATTCGTCCCATTATTGATATGAACGCCAGAACCTGCTATATTATTAATACCATCACCAAGATGTAATACAACAGACCGAGCCGCCTGTGTTGCTATTTCGACATTTTCAGTTGCAGAACCTGAACCAATTTTTAATATTTTTGTTGGTGCTGAGTTTATTGTTAAATTATCAGTTGATATAATTGAATTACTATTATAAATAGTTTTCAATGTTCCATTTGAAATTTGTATATCATCACTTGTTATACTATTTGTAAATGTTGTTTCATCAGTTAAATAAATATAATCAGATGCTATTTGAATATTATTAGATGTTAAAAGACTAGAATCAGTAGAAGATATATTTATAACATCAGGTTGTGCCCCAAAAATATAATTTATAGGACCAACAATTTTCTGTATATTTAATCCATCTAAATTATAAAATGTTGATTTACCTGTATCTATTAAACTCATTCCAATATTTGATATCGTATTAACAATAGTTGCAATTGGTGATGTTTTTACTATTACAGAATTTTGAAAAGTATTCGAAGGACCAGTAAATAAATTTGTACCTGCTAATCGTGCGTATAATGCTAAAGCTGCATTTGTTGCGATATCTGCCCAATTTGTTGTTATTGTATTATAAATAAAGCTAAGCGGATTAAATGTGATTGAATTAGTAGCATTTGATATAATTATATTATTACTTGTTAATTGATTATTTGAAGAAGTTAATAAAACACTATCAGAAGTTCCTAATGAAAGAATTTCAGATGAAGAACCAACTGAAGAAGATACATTACCAACAGTTTTTGAAATTAGAAAATCATTTAAATTATAATAAGTACTTTTATTTGTAAAAGGTTCAACGATGCCCAAGCCAGAATTATTTATTACGCTTGTATTTACACCATCTGTTATAGTTGAACTACTAGGGATAATAGTAGTTATTTCTGATGTTTCCTTATTTATTAAAGTTAAAGTAGAATCACTTAATAATGATTTTGTACCTAATGCTATATTATCAGTATTAATTTCTTGTAATAAACCATTAGTTAATGTTAGACTTCTATTTATTTTATTAGTTTCATCAAGTAAATATAATACATCATCTTTAAAAGTTGACTCTTTAAAAGTTGCTTCATTTCTATTAAAAAATCCATTATCGAGAGTCATTGAACAATTTTTTAGTTGTTCTCCTATAAAACCAGATAAAACCGCACCATTATTTGAAAAACTATTATTAGTTTCTGCTGTTATAAATGTTAATCCATTCTTAGTTAAATTTGAATTAATTGAATTATCTGTGTTTTGGAATCCTAAACTTGCATTATTTAATATTGATAAATTAGTCGGAGTTGTATATGTTAAAGATTGATTTGAAAATATTAATTGTTCTGTTCCTGCATCATTTGTAATATTTATTTGGCTTGGTGTTATATCATTTAAATAACTACCATCAGTGAGTACAATAGTTTTATTTGCAGAGTTTCCCGCATCTAAAACCTGTTGAAGAGTTGAAACACTTGCAATTGGTGGATATGGCGCACTATTAATTGTAGAAACACTAATATTATTAACATTTGTTATATTTTGGTTATTCATATTTAAATTATTAGTTCCCGCACTATTTCCAGCAACAAGAACAGCACTCAAAGCAGGAGTAGCCGGCGGTGTTGGTAAATCAGACCAGACAACACTTGACCCATTATATTTAATAATTTGGTTAGTAGTAGGGGTTATACCTTGTAAATCATCATTTACATTAATAACAGCCTGAAGAGATGGTGTTACAGATGCGGGTAAATCAGACCAGACCACATTAGAACCATTATATTTAATAATTTGGTTTAATGCCGGGGTTATGCCCTGTAAATCATCATTTTTAGTAATGACCGCTTGAAGAGTAGGGACCGGAGCCGCCGCAATACTTGAATTAACAAAAGCAGTTGTAGCGACTCGGGTTGTATTATCTCCTGTTGTTTGTGTGATAGCATTACAATCATCACTAACTAAATTAATTGTAGATGCGGAAGACCCAATATATATTGCTCCATTTGTGACCATATTTTCCCCAATTATGATTTCTCTATTGGTTATACCACCCCCAATTTTTAAATCTTGCGTAGTCGTATACGGATTAATGTTGGTAGCCTTGACTTCTCCTGTTGTAATCAAATTTGTATCTATTCCGCCACCTAATACAAATAATTTGCCGGTCCCTGTATTTTTTAACATTGTAATTGAACCTGTTGTTTGTGCATTGCTCATTATATTAAGATTGCCTGTTGTCATCTGAGTCCCCAAATTAATAATTCCTGTTGTGATGTTTTTTCCTAAATCAAGGCTTCCTGTAGTCAATGAATCCCCTAATTTAACTAAAGTTGCTGCGTCAGTTGTATCGTAATCAGTGGATTTAATTTTAATGGCGGTTGTTGTTCCGTTTAATTGAGTAGTACTAGATACATTACCAATTACTATTTCCCCCGTAGAATTAATGCCATCTACATTTAAAGTTAATGTTTTAGTTCCATTTGTGATTGTATTACCTGTATTAATAACACTTTGGAGGGTTGGAGCGGCTGGAGTAGGAATTGCACTAATAGCAGTATCTACATATGATGTAGTCGCTATTTTTGTTGAATTATTAAGTGGTGATTGTGTAATTCCTGTTGATGTAGTTGTCAAATTTACAGTAGCAGTTCCTAAAGACATCGGACCAGTAGAAGATATACCGTCTACAGTCATTGAAATAGTTTTAGTTCCATTTGTAATTGCGGATGATGTTGATGATACTGTATTTTGAAGAGTGGAAACAACATTTTGCACTACTACTTGAGCATTTGATATAGTTGTTCTACTCCCTGATGAGGGGGGATTTGCTAGAATACGAATTGGACAATTTACATCAATCTGAGATGATGAATTTAAATTCAATATATTAGTTGATGATACACCACTCGAATTAACAGTCACAGTAGAACCACTAATACCAACATTTAACGCAGTTGAAGATAATGAAGATGTAGTTGAAGGAGTCACTTTATTTACACAAATTAAGCTGGTAGCGTTCAATGTTGTTTTATTTCCTAAAGCACTAGATGAACTATTACTATCTAATGATAAAAATGATTCATTTAATGTTCCTGATGCTTTTGAGGTATTATTTGTTGTAGTAAAACCAGTATTTAAATTAAAAGAAGCTGAACGATTTTCAGCACCTAATAATCCCGTTAATGATACACCATCAGTTCCGTATTCAGATATAGAACTCGTCGCAGGTTTGACAATAGACATTTTACTAGATGTAATATCATTAGTAAGTCCGGATGTTAATAATCTTAACTTTTCAGTATTTAGAGTTGCCTGTTGCACTATTGTTGTATCATTTAAGAAAACAGAGGTCGGAGTTATAAAATTTTGTTTAGGCAAATTTGTTAAAGTAATTAATGCGGATGTTCCTGATGCAGTATTGCCAGCAATTAATACGTTTTGTAAATTATCAGTAGGAATTATAGGCGGATAAACAGAGTTATTAATAGTAGTTAAATTAATATTATCTACAGCTAAAATATCATTATTATTCATATTAATATCATTAGTACCAGCACTATTGCCCGCAGCTAAAACAGATGATAAAGTATCAGTAGGAATTATAGGCGGATAAACAGAATTATTAATAGTAGTTAAATTAATATTATCTACGGCTAAAATATCATTATTATTCATATTAATATCATTAGTACCAGCACTATTACCAACAATTAAAACACTGTTTAAATCTTGTTCTCCTGCCGGCGGTGGAATATTATTTATTTGTTGCTGTAAATTATTTATTTTTTGGTTCAATTGGTAATTAGAATAACTCATTGTATATATTATAATTTATATTTTATTAAATTAAAAATTTATAATAAAAAATATAAATAATTTTAATCTAATAATAGATTATATAAAAATGAGTATTGTAGAAAATAAACTAACTGGTCGCGGATTAAGTGATAATAGCTTAAAATTATATGAGGCAAATTTAAAAAGATTAAATAATAATCAAGAAATAAAAAACTTGAATTTTTTGAAAGATACAGAAAATATTATTACAAAAATTAAAGAAAAAAAAGATACAACCGCCCGTAGTTATATTATTGCGATTTGTTCTATACTAAAAAATGATGTTAAAATGAAAAAACAATATGATATCTATTATAATCTTTTAATTGAATATAATAATAAATTAAAAAATAATAATACTAAATCTGAAAAACAGGAAAATGAATGGATATCTCAAGACGAAGTTAAAAATATTTATAATAAACTAGAAGATGAGGCAAAACCATTATTTAAAACTCGAAAATTAACTAATGATGAATATAATAAATTATTGTCATATATTGTATTATCATTATATGTATTGCAACCGCCCCGTCGTAATCTTGATTATTTAAAACTTGTAGCAGTGCCAAAATATAAGGGTACAGAAAGTAAAGATTTTAATTATTTTGATATATCTAATAAAAAGATGATTTTTAATAATTTTAAAACAAAGGGGACATATCAAAGCCAAGAAATAGATGTTGATGATAAATTATATTTAATATTATGTATGTGGATTAAAAAATTTAAAATCAAAGATATTATATTAGTTAAAATGGATAATTCAGAATTAGATAAAAACGGAATAACAAAAATATTATATAAAATATTTGACAAAAAGATCGGCTCTAGTATGTTAAGAAATATTTATTTAACTGACAAATATGGAGATTCTAATAAAGAAAAAATTAATGATGCAAAGGCGATGGGGACTTCGGTAGGCGTTATTGATAGTCAATATACTAAAAATTAATTACTTCAAAATGTATTAAATTTAGTATATTCAATTCATACTAATTACTTCAAAATGTTTTATTATAGTAAATATACATTTTGAAGTAAATTATAGAAAAACGTATTACTTCAAAATGTTTTATTATAGTAAATATACATTTTGAAGTAAATTTATTTAACAGGAACCCAATGACAAATTAATATATCTGGCGGCATCTCTCTATTCGTTGTTTCTCTTTTAATTAATTTTTCATAATCATCTAAATTATAACCAGCTTTACTGCACAGTATTCTAGCTATAACGTGTCTTCCGCAAGTGCATATATTAGGATTATTATTCTGTAATTTTAAAGTCGAAAAAATAGGTTTCTTGCTACTCTTCATTATTTTAGTTAAATAATCATCTGGTTGATTTAACATTCTATTTATAAATTTTGGTATATATTTAAGCTCGCCCTTATGTGTTTTTCCGTATGAGTCAAAAAATTCTAAAATATCGCCTTTCCTAATTAAGCATACCCAATGGCCCACACTTGGTTCTGATTCTAATAATAAAATTCTATAATCATCTTGTTCTGGTATTAATTCATCAATAGTATTAAAAATTTCTAATTGACTATATTTTAATATTTTATTTCTTACATCTAACCCAAAATTACGGACAAAATCATCTTCTGATACCATCTTTTTTAGTTCTGTTCTATATTTATTTATAACATTCTCTTTTTTAATTTTTTCAGACATATATATATATTAAATAAAAAAGATTTAGAATAATTTTAATTTAGATTATTTTTTTAATTTCTCATACAATAATATATAATATAAAATGCCATCATTTTATCCAGTAGATAATAAAAGAGGATTAATAGAACAAACTAAATTATTACCAGTTATAAGGGATTATTTTAAAAATGATATTATTGAAATAGATAATAAATTATCGCCTTTTGATTATGAATGTAGTAAATATTTTTACGAACTAAAAACACGAACAAATACATTAAATAAATATCCTACAACAATGATCGGGATAAATAAGATACAAGGAAATAAAGAAACAATATTAATATTTAAATTTACAGATTGTTTAACATATATAGAATATAATAAAGAATTATTTAATAAGTTTGAAATTAAAAAATTTGATAGAAATGTTAAAGAAACAAATAAACGAGATTATATATATATTCCAATTGAACATTTAAAAGTAATAGAAAATTATAAATAAAAATATAATTAAAAAATATTCTAATCGATATATATATATATAAATGTCTATTCAAAGTTTTATTAATAGTCCATTCAACAAACCCGCACCAATCCCTGCTCCTGTTGTATATAGTTTAGTAGATTTACATACCCCAGGTGTTGCTGCTCAAGTTCCTCAAAATGTTGGTGCTGATATATTAGACTACGACCTTATACGAGATGCAACCGGAGTTAATACTTTAACACTTGTTGTTCCTGCTGGAACTTATAATCTTGAAATGGTAGCCTGTTTTAGTCCTTCTTCTAATGACCAAATTTTATCATATGGTCAAATATTATTATATGATACTGTTGCGAACGTTGTTCTTGCTGAATCGCAAGGATATTCTGGTGCTTGTGCAACTAGTAATGTTGATGCATTTTGGATATTTAATCACGAACAACTTATTAAATTTACAACACAAAAAACTGTTTCCTTAACTTTTAATTATGCTGAAAATTTACAAGTTCTTGATATTCGAACTGGCAATATCCCAACGCCCCAGTTAGGTGTTACAGGTGCTGTAAATTACACTCCTAGAATTACATTTACTAAAGTCCCAGATGAACCAACCGTCATCATCCCAACTTTTTAATTATATTAAATAACATATTTTAGATTAATGATTTATATCAATAATCTAAAATTACATTTTTAAGCTGAAAATTCTAAAAATAATCTAAATCTAGATTAAATCATTAAAATAATCTAGATTTAGATTATATTTAGATATATTACTGATGATAATTTATAAATTATCACTAATAGATTATAATGATAATCTAAGTTTAGATTAAATATCTAATATAATCTAAATAAAATCTAAAAATAGATTATTTATTATTATTATTCTTTAGAATTTTTAGATAAAAATATTAAAAAAATTATCTATTATAATAAATTATATACAAATGACAAACGCACATCCCCGATTTTTAGCAGATAAAATCTATTATGATATGGTTATCAGTAATTTAAATAATACTAGTACTAGACCGCCAGTAGCTTATTATAATGAGACAAGAAGCTCCCCAATAGTATATGACCCATATAAATATGATTTAGTTGTTGCAAGATGGCAATTAGATACGAATTATTTACCTATCATTATTCCTATGATGCAGTCTAATGCAACTAATCCGAATCTATCTATTTATTCGATTACTTTACAATATCAAGGAATACCGGGCGCGCCTACTTATCTATTATTTATTCCACAGAATAAAGTTTCACAAGTTCCACCTGCACCGGCTTTTACATCTGATAAACTACAAGACAATAGTCAGGCATACTACGATATATATACTTATCAATATTGGATCTATTTGGTTAATAATACTTTTCAAGCAGCTTATAATAATTTGGTTCTTGCTTGTACTGCTCAAGGTGTTGTCCTTCCTAGTGCATTCGCCCCAGTAATGACATTTGACACACAAAACAATATCGCGATAATTAATTGTGATGTACAAGGATATAATTTAAATGCCGGCGGAATTCAAATATTTTTTAACCAAGCATTATCACAGTTATTTAGTTCATTTCCTTTCTTTATTGAAAGTTTTAATGATATATATAATAGAAACTTTTTATTACAGACAAATGTTTTCAGTGTTGCAAATCAGGCGGATTATCCTTCATTTGGTACCCCTTTATTCACAGCTTATCAAGTCTTTCAAGAATTTTCGACTATATCCAGTTGGAATCCTATAATGTCTATTGCTATTGCATCTAATACTCTCCCAATTGTTCCAAATAATGAAGGTATACCAGCTCTAATAGTTAATGGTATTAATCAACAACAAAGCGGAAATAATAATATACAATCTCAAGTTATCACCGATTTTGCGACAGATGGAATTTATAAACCAATTATAACTTATATTCCGAGCGCAGAATATAGAAGAATATCATTAGTAGGCGACAAACCAATATCAAATATTGACATTAGTGTATATTATAAAGATAGACAAGGAAGATTAAACCCAGTACTACTCCCTGCCGGTTGTTCTATTTCTATTAAATTATTATTTGAAAAGAAAACAAAATATATAAATGATTGAAATAATTAATTAAATTATTAATTTAAAAAATATAAAAATTTTTTAAATTAATTAAATCTATACATTAATATATATATAAAATGTCAGACCTAAAAACAGTTTTAATAAATGATTCGAGAATAGAAGATATTTCGGGCGAGATTGCCTTTTCAGTACAAGGCGGTGCGCAACAAAATACTTATCAACCACAAAGTGCCAATACATCATCTAATACCTCTCACTCGTGGCAAATTAATGTTCCTAGCGAAAATATTGTAGTAGACAGAAGAATGCTCATCGATACAGATGTCGAATTTGTAATTACAGTTGCAAATGTTCCACCCGGTAGCGTTGCATTTTCGTGGGGTGCTACTGATGGTTTCGGACCATACCCGCTCAACAGTTGCTATTTAACTCAAAATACATTAATCAATAACTGCGGGTTATCTGTAAACACCCAAGATGTGATGGCTCCATTACTTAGAATGAATGACCAAAAAATCCATACTGATTATGACGGTTGGACCCCTTCTATGGTTGATGATGTATATTATAATTATTCTGATGGCGTTCTTACTAATAATAATCCTTTAGGAACTATTAATAATAGTTCTTATGATAACAAGATGCGAGGCCGCGGGGCTCATCCTCTAACATCTCTCGTTATTACTCACAATATCACCGGTGCTGGTACTGATGCATCTGTAATTTCTACTAATATTGCGGATACCTGGTCTATTAATATTAAAACTCATTTAACTGAACCATTATTATTTCTATCTCCTTTTATTTCTAACCCTTGTGTTTCAAATGAGGCTGGATTTTTAGGCATTAATAATGTATCATTTAATTTTACCCTTGATAATTCTTTACGACGTGTTTTTAGAACCGCTAATAGTGCATATACCCACACTTATTCGTTTGGTGTTTCTAATAATAATAGTGCATTTTCTAGCCTTCAAATGTTAGTAAATTATTTAAGCGTACAACCATCACAATATGCAAAAATTAGTGCCCGTAATGTATTACCATTATTACAATATGACAGATATATTACAAATGGCAATAATGGTGCTGTTCTTGCTGCTGGTGCATCAAAACAAAAATATGTTTCTTCGAATATTGCTCTTAACCAAATCCCAGATGTAATTTTAATTTTTGCGCGCGTTCGTATGTCAGAACAAACTTCAAAAAATAGTGATTCTTTTTTCGCTATTGATGGAATATCAATTAATTTTAATAATGTAGCTGGTATATTAAGTAGTGCATCTAAACAGGAATTATGGCAATTATCACAAAAGGCCGGTTCATCCCAATCTTATCTAGAGTTTCTTGGTAAATGTAATACATCTAGTGCTACTGGCGGTAATTCTACTATCCCTACTACTGGTTCTATCCTTGCTTTACAGCCAGCATACACATTTAACCTTCCTGAATATCTTTCTGCGTCTTCTCTTGGTTCTTATAATTTACAATTTGAAATTTCTTTAACTAATCAATCATCAACAAGTTATACTCCAGAAATTGTAGTTCTAACAATTACTAGTGGCTATATGGTCGTACATCAAGGAACTGCCCAATCTTTCACTGGTGTACTAAATAAAGAAATGGTAATGAGCGCCAAAGATGGTTCTGCCGTTCCTCGTCTTTCTCAATCTGATTATGAACGTTTAGTCGGTGGCGTGAGAGATAATCGCGGCGTAATGAATATGATGAAACAATTTAAAGCTCGCCGAGGTATGGCCAGTCCTGTAATGTCTGCCGGAGTAATGTCCGGAGGTGTCCCAAGTGGCGGTAGGCTCGGAAAATATATTCGTTAAAGAATTTAATTATTTTATATCATTTTAAACAAAATGATATAATATATTATACAGTTATTTTATTTAGTTCTTGCTTTTCTTGTTTCTTTTTTTGATATCTTTCTTTTGCATATGCATTTTTTTTAGTTCTATATTCTTCGTTATCTTTGCATTTTTCATTATATCTATCTAAACTACATTTTAATTTGATTTCTTTGTTTTTTTCGTAATATTTTTTCTGTGCCTTTTTGACTGCTTCAGAATAATAATTTGTTTTGTTGATTTCGTTTGTATTCATATATTATAGTAATATATATTATATTTTTCTATATATATTATTTTTAATTTATTTAATTTATTTAAATTACTCCAAAATGTTTTAAAATTAGTATATTCAATTTTATTAAATTACTTCAAAATGTTTTATTATAGTAAATATACATTTTGAAGTAAATTATAG